ACAATCCCACAAGTATCTCACGTATCAGTATGGAACTTCTATCCTGATCCTGATGCTACTAATATGGATGAAGCACAGTTTGTTATTGAACGTCATAAGATGTCAAGGACACAGTTACGTTCACTTAAACGTAGACCACACTTCCGTTCATCTGTAATTGATGAAGCTATCTCACTAGGTGAAAACTATAGTAAAGAACATTGGGAAGATGATTTATCTGATTATGCACCTGAGCATGGTATTGAACGTTTTGAAGTACTAGAGTATTGGGGCATGGTAGATGTCGAAATGCTGATAGAGCAAGGTGTAGATATACCAGATGAATTATCTAATGTAGACGAGTTACAAGCTAATGTATGGATTTGTAATGGTAAACTACTACGCATGGTTATGAATCCATTTAAACCTGCACGCATTCCTTACATGGCTGTTCCATATGAGCTTAACCCTTATAGCTTCTTTGGTGTAGGTATAGCTGAGAATATGGATGATACACAAACACTAATGAATGGTTTCATGCGTATGGCTGTTGACAATGCTGTACTATCAGGAAACTTGTTGATAGAGGTAGACGAAACTAACTTAGTACCGGGACAGGATATGTCCGTGTATCCCGGCAAAGTTTTTCGTCGCCAAGGTGGTGCACCCGGACAAAGCATTTTTGGAACTAAGTTTCCTAATGTTGCTCAGGAGAACTTGCAACTCTTTGACAAGGCACGTGTCCTTGCAGATGAGTCTACAGGATTTCCATCTTTCGCACATGGTCAGACAGGTGTGTCAGGTGTAGGTCGTACTGCTTCTGGTATTAGTATGTTAATGGGTGCTGCACAAGGTGGCATTAAGAATGTTATCAAGAATATTGATGACTATCTATTGCGTCCACTAGGTGAGAACTTATTTAGATTCAATATGCAGTTTGATTACGACCCTAAGATCAAAGGTGACTTAGAGGTTAAGGCTCGTGGTACAGAAAGCTTAATGGCTAATGAAGTACGTAGCCAAAGATTAATGCAGTTTATGCAAATTTCTTCTAGTCCAGCCCTTGCACCTTTTGCAAAATTTCAGTATATTATACGGGAGATTGCAAAGTCTCTTGAGTTAGACCCAGACAAGGTTACTAACAATATGGATGAGGCGGCTATTCAAGCTGAACTCATGAAAGGTTTTCAACAACCACAACAGCCAACAGATCAGCAAGGTGCACCAGCAGGTGCTAATCCAGCAGACCCTACAGGCGCAGGTGGTGGAAACATAGGTACAGGACAAGCACCTCTACCACAAGAACAAGGATTTAGCGGAAATGCAGAAGGACAAGGAGCACCTGAGCAAGCTCAAGGCAATGGTCAGCAACCACCAGCAATGGGAACAGTTCAATAATTATATAGATTCTCTAATAGCTCAACAGCACAGAACTATGGAACAAGCTGACAATGATAAGATCATATACCGAGCACAAGGTGCGATCTTTCAATTACGTAGAATAAAATTGTTACGTGACGAAGTATTAAAACACAAATAAGGAAACATCCCATGATGGAAAAACAAATGGAACTATTCGCACGTGGTGGCTTAAAAGATGAGGGCGGTATGATTGACGAAGAATCTGGTAATGAAGTTCCTGTAGGTGGAACTCGTGAAGGTGTTCGTGATGATATCGAAGCTAACGTAAGCAACGGTGAGTTTATATTTTCAGAGGATGTTACAAGATATATTGGTTTAGATAAGCTTATGCGATTACGACAACAAGCTAAAATGGGTTTAAAGAAAATGGAAGCTATGGGTCAGATGGGCAACAGTGATGAAGCTACTATGGATGATGACTTACCATTTGGTATGGATGATTTAATTATTGTAGCAGGTTCACCTGCCGATGATAATGATGGTGAAATTAATATGGCTGTTGGTGGTTTAGCTACAGGTACTACAAGTGTTATGCGTACCCCTGATCCTGTTGCGGCTGTAGCAAATCAACCTGTTGTACCATTAGGCACTAGTACACGTAGACTTACACCAGAAATTACACAACCTGTACGTACTACAGTAGACTTTAAAAAGCTTATGGGTGATGCCGCTATTGAATATAAAGAATATCGTAATGCTGCTGGTAATAATATATTAATACCATTTATAGGTGGTAAAGCTGCTTTCCCTATTCCAGATGGGTATAGTTTATATACGGGTACTGTTGCACCTGTTGGGTCTGGTACTACACCTGCTGACAGTATAGTTGCTGATGCTAATGCCGCCACACAAGAAGTACGAAGAGACAACGATGATCGTACTAATGCTGCACTACCACCGCCAGAAGCGATTGATTGGGATAACCTAAGCTATGAAGAGTACATGGATAAGTCGTCTACTTTAGTAGGTACAGGAAGAACTTTTGCTAAGGCGGCTATGTTGTTTATGGGGCCATTTGCCTTATTTCCTATGGCGGCTATGGCACATCAAGATAAAAAAGCACTATTGGGTGCTACTAAACTTTTAAACTCTGGATTATTAAATGCAGAACAAATTGCCGCACTTAAAGCTAGAACTGAGGGTATAAATGAACACGCTGGTGGTTTAGTTAATAACCTATTAGGTGATGTATTTGGTGGTGTTATTGATGCAGTAGCAGGTGCTTTAGGTAAATTACCAGAAGAAGTAGCAGAAATTAAAAAGGTTGCTGTAGAAACTGGTGTTAACGTAGACCCAACACCTATAAAACTTTTACCACAGGATGATCCTATTAATGATCTAATGCCCGGAGAAGTTAGGGAAGTTGCACCTACATCATATAGCTCTGGTGCAATTAACATGCGTCCTGATGCTTTAGATATATCAGCAGGTCAAGATGATCCTGTTAACGATTTAATGCCCGGAGAAGCTAGAGAGGTTGCGCCTACATCTTATAGTTCTGGAGCAATTAATATGCGTCCCGATGCTTTAGATATAACTCCAGTAACTCCTGTAGATACCTCTACGTATACACCACCTTCTGTTACAGGTATTAATGCACCAACACCTTTTGCATTTAAAGAGTTACCTATACAAGATGATGCCAATGATTTTACAAATATAGCAAATAGAAACTTTGAACCTAAAACAATAGAAGTAATACCGGGTGAAACTATATATGATAATAAAAAATATGTAGCACCTAAACCTGCTTCTGATTATATTGGTGCTAATAGTTTTAAAGAAGCACAGGCTAATTTAGATTTACGTACTGCGCCTATGGGAGAAGCTCAACTTGCCTATCAACAAGACGCAACACGTAGTATTGATAGTTTAATGCCACCGACTGTAGCGGAACAAACTGCTAGTGCATTTCCTGCATATACACCACCTAGTGTTTCTGGTATAGTACCACCTAAACCAACAGGTGCTATTGCTACAACAAGACCAGATGCTTTAGATTTACCACAGACTAGTAGGCCAGATCAAGAAATGGGGCCTTTAATTTCTGAGATGCCTTTAGATATTGCAGAGACTGCTAAGTTAGATATTACAAAAACAGAACCAGAGACAGTTGAAAAAACTGGATTGGGTGTTAAAGTAAGCAAACCTAAACAAACGTATAAAGCTGGTCAATCTAACCAAGCAACTGCATGGGAAAACTTACCCGATGTAAATTTAGATCAAGCATATGAGTTAAGTGAAAGATATAAAGTTACAGGTGGCACTACAGTTGATAATTATGCAGTAGGTGCTGTTTCAGATGGTAGTTCTACAGGTATACTTGCTGATGATCAAGGCTTTGCTATTAGAGCAGATAATGGCAGAAATGTATTTGTAGATGAGCAAGGTGAATATCATAGACCTACATTGGGTGAAATGATAAAGAATGGTCGAAACTTTAAACAACGTAATGTAGGTACTTATGATAAAAATACGATTAGTGTTGCTAGTACTGATAGGGTTTCTACAGTTACCGCAGCTAGAAAAAATGAACTATCGGCAACTGCTAAAGCTAAGATAGGTACAGATGCGAGCGGTGGTGATCCTAATATGGAAGGTGCTGTGTGGTATAAAATACCTAATACCAATGCACTTGCTCGTAGATTCCCAACAGCGGCTGAAAAGAAAAAGATAAAAGCTGAACAGGATAAACAAGCTAGAATAGAAAAAACTAGAAAGGCTGTTGCTGATAAAAAAGCTGAAGATGCTAGAGTTAGAGCAGAGTCTATTAGAAAAGCTAATGAAGTTTATGCTCAACAACAAGCCGCAGCACAGTCAAGTGGTGGTGGTAGCAGTAGTAGAGATAGACGAAAGAAACAAAGACAAGCACAAGCATCAGCTACAAGATACACAAAGTCAGCAATATCCAGAAACGCTGGTAAAGATGGTAAGGTAACTAAAGATACATACAAAGGCGGTGGATTCTAATGGATTTTGAAGAATATAAAAATGAAGTATCAAGTAGATTTGATGCACTACTAGATGAAGAACGAGAACAATTGGCTGACTTGTTAAGAAGTCCCATAGGAGAAATTTTAATAAGTGTATTAGGAACAGAACTGTTGGACTTAGGTACACCAGATGTTATCGAACCTACTGCACCTGTAAGGCGTGGATTAGCAGCACCCGTTATTTAAAACACTGCTAAATTTGAACTGGCTACCCATCCCCCTACCAACACTAGGCTACGGCGGCCCCAGTATGAAAGACTGAAATATGAATGATAAAATAATGGCAGAAGAAGTAAAGCCAGAAACTAAAGTTGCGTTTGCAAATCGTAAATACTCTAATGAAGATAAGCGTAAGATGGAAGAGGAAGAACTCGAACAACTTATTGCTGAACAAAAAGGTGAAACAACAGAAGCTACAGAGGAAGTAGCTGAAGCTGAACCTATTAATGCTGAAGAAAAAAGTTTTAAGAAACGCTACGGTGATCTTAGACGACATATGCAAGACAAAGAAAAAGATTGGGATGACAAGTTTAAAACGTTACAACGTCAACTTGAAGACTCCACTAGACAAGAGATTAAGTTACCTAAGTCTGATGGAGACATTGAAGCTTGGGCAGAACAATACCCAGATGTAGCGGCTATAGTAGAAACTATTGCGATTAAGAAAGCAAGAGAACAAGCCGCTGGATTAGAAGAACGTGTAAAAGAAATTGATGAAATGAAAGCTGATGCAACACGCAAGAAAGCTGAAGTAGAATTAATGACTGCACATCCTGACTTCGGTGAAATCAGAGATGATGATGCGTTCCATGATTGGGTAGATGAACAACCCAAGTGGGTACAAGACGCATTATATGAGAATGCTGATGATTCACGATCAGCTTCACGTGCAATTGATCTGTACAAAGCTGATATGGGTATTAAGAAACAAAAACCTGCAAGCAACAACAAAGATGCTGCACGTTCAGTAAACAGTCGTAGTAATGCTACACCTGATTCAGATGATTCTAAGAATGTATTTAAAGAATCACAAGTGAATAAGATGACAGCACAACAGTATGAAAAAGCTTCTGACGCTATTATGGAAGCCATTCGTACTGGTAAATTTATTTACGATATGTCGGGCAATGCTCGATAAAGCTATTGACATATAATATATTTATGATATAACTATATGTACAATGTAGTAGTGTGACCCCTAAGACACAGGTTACTCACACTACGACTAAACCCACGCAAACAACAAAATACTTCTTGACAACCTAATGTCTTATGGCCCGTTATACTGAAGGTAGGCCAACTTTCATAGTAACGCACCCTACAAGTACTTAGCCTCTATATAAGTGAATAGTCGTTTGCATCTGTAATCTAATGCTAAAGGAGAATTAAAATGGCATTTGGAAAGGCTTCGGGCTATACAAACTTACCAAACGGTAACTTCTCGCCCGTTATTTACAGCAAACAGGTGCAACTTGCATTTCGCAAATCTGCTATCTGTGAAGCTATCACTAACTCTGACTATTTCGGAGAAATCGCTCAAATGGGCGACTCAGTAAAAATCATAAAAGAGCCTGAGATTTCAGTAACTGCATATCTACGTGGTACTACTATCTCAACTCAGGATTTATCCGATAATGATTTTTCATTAACAATCGACAAAGCAAACTACTTTGCATTTAAAGTTGATGACATCGAAGAAGCACACTCACATGTAAACTTCCAAAGCTTGGCTTCGGATCGTGCAGCATATCGTTTGGCTGATCAGTATGACCAAGATGTTCTTGGTTACTTATCTGGTTACAAACAGGCTGCGTTACATGCAAATGCTGGTACAGTAAACAATGTAGTAAATGGTACTAAAGCTAACTCAGCAGCTGGTTCAGACGAACTACTTGCAGCGAACAAGCTTATCAAAGGTTCATTTGGTAACATTACAACAACTTCTGCTGGTGATCATTCGATTCCAGTTGCAGCACGTCTGCCGGGAGCTACTGCATTACCAACAGCTACTGTTTCGCCAGCTATGTTGGTGGCACGTATGAGTCGTTTACTAGATGTTCAGAACGTAGACACACAAGGTCGTTGGATCGTAATTGACCCAGTGATGATGGAAGTCTTACGTGATGAAGATTCACGTCTATTAAATGCTGACTTCGGTGGTGATGGCCTAAAGAATGGTCTAGTCTTGAACAACTTCCACGGTTTCCGTGTATACGTTTCAAACAACTTACCATCAGTAGGTACTGGTGCATCTACAACAGGTGCGGCTAACCAGAACACTAACTACGGTGTTATCTGTGCTGGTCATGACTCTGCGGTTGCAACTGCGGAACAAATCAACAAAACTGAATCATACCGTGATCCAGATTCATTTGCTGACATTGTTCGTGGCATGCATTTATATGGCCGCAAGATTCTTCGTCCAGAAGCTCTTGTTACTGCTAAATATAACTTAGCATAATATAAAATATTGTAGGTGGGCTAGGAAACTAGCCCACTTATATTTGTAACAGTAGGAATTAACATGGCGACATATATAAATCTAGTGAATGAGTTACTTCGTCGTCTTAACGAGGTTGAGATAAACTTAGAAGATTTCCCATCTACTAAAAATGTACAGTCACTAGCTAAAGACTCTATTAATTCCTCTATACGTGAGATACTACAAGAGGCGCAAGAGTGGCCTTTTACACTAGTAACTTACGAACAAACACTTGCAGTAGGCACAAAGACCTACGACTTCCCTTCTGACTATTCTAAAGCAGATTGGGAAACATTTTATTTAACTAATGCACAATCTGCGTACCCAACACAACTGCCTAGCATTTCGTATGAATCATATATAAGTGATAGAAGAAGTCTTGATGATGTAGCTGGTACTGATGGTTATACAAAACCTGATGTAGTATATAAAACACAAGAAGACAAGTTTGGTGTTTCACCTGTACCAGATAATACTTATGTTATAGAATACAGATACTGGAAAGTACCTGCTGATCTAGTACTAAGTACTGATGTGTGTATTATTCCCGATAGATTTAAACATGTAGTACTTGATGGTGCTATGATGTACCTAATGCACTTTAGGTCTAATGAACAATCAGCACAGTTACATGAAGCTAAATTTAGAACAGGCATTAAGTCTATGCGTAGGTTACTTGTAGATAGCAAAGACTATTTACGCTCAACTGTAATACATAGATCAGGTAACTCTCTATATAAAAGTATTATCTAAATGGCAGATAGACTAAGTACATACTTATCGGTTTGTTCTGGGGGATTGGTTACTAACATAGACCCCCTGACCCAAGCGACTAACTTATCAGGTAGTGCTATACGTATGATTAACTATGAACCTGCCTTATCTGGTGGGTATCGCCGTATTAGTGGTTATTCCAATGACTACGGCACTGTTCCCGGTACAGGTGCTGTACTTGGCCTTACAGTTAACGGTAACTTACATGACGGTATATTTGCTTGTAGAAAACCTACAACTGGTCATGACTATCTATATCGTTGGCATAACTCTAGTAGTTCTTGGGTAGCCATACCAGAAGCTGGTAATCCTAGTATGACTAATGTTACTCGGATTCGCTTTACTAGCTTTAACTGGTCAGGTGAAGTGTTACTACTTACAGATGGTATTAATCCAGCGGCAACATATGATGGTACTACATACACACAGATTACGCATGCTAATGCTCCAAATAATCCTAAGTACTCAGAAGAGTTTAGTTCTCATGTATTTTTGTGTGGTGATTCTTCTGAACCTTACAATTTACACTTTAGTGCACCCGTAAATGCTTATGATTTTGATGCAGGTAGTGGTGCTGGAGTTATTAATGTAGGTTTTACTATAACTGCCATAAAAAAGTTTCGTAACCAACTATATATTTTTGGTGCTAATAATATAAAAAGATTAATAGGAAACAATGTAGCTAATTTTACACTAGAGAATGTTACTTCAAATATGGGTTGCCTTGCACCCGATTCTGTGGTAGAGTTTGGTGGTGACTTACTTTTCTTAGGTCCTGATGGTATACGTCCTGTTTCTGGTACTGATAAAATTGGTGATGTTGAACTCGCTACAGTTTCTAAAGAAATACAGTCTATATTCGATAACTATTATCTATCAGAACAAATAGAAGATGTAGCTATTGTAGTACTTAGGAAGAAGTCACAGTTTAGATTCTTTTTTAAAAACGATGCTTCTCTATCTTTAATAGGTGGTATACGTAAGAGTCAGAATAAGCAAAGTATTTTTGAGTATAGTCAGCTTACTGGTATGGAAGCAAATTGTGTAGCTAGTGGATACATAGGACAATTTGAACATGTAATACATGGAGATGGTTCTGGTAGAGTACATAGACAAGAAAAAGGTA